GGCCGGATCGACCTCGGGAGGGCACGAGGGCAGCAGCGTGGCCGGCCAGGGCGGCGCAGGCGGTGCCGGCGGCGACGATGGCCCGCCGCCTTGCGAGTGCGACGACGGAAACCCATGCAACGGGATCGAGGTCTGCGCCGGCGACGGGTCCTGCGTCACGACGGGCGAGCCGGAGCCGCTAGACGACCTGGATGCTTGCACCGAAGACTACTGCGTCGACGGGGCGCCGGTGAATGAAGAACTCCCGGTGGACGACGAAGACCCATGCACCAGGGACTACTGCGACCACGACTTGGGCATTATCCACCATCCGATCGCGGCATGCGGCGGCTAGCCCCGCAGCTGCTCGATCGTGATCGACGACTGGAAGTCGTACACATACATCGACGCTGCCACGCTGGCGTGGTACGGCGCTCTCACCTGAACCCCATAGTGATACTGGCGGTCAATCGTGACCGGTGAGTCCGGCGTCAATGTGGTGTTCACGTTGTCGGACCATAACACAGGATTGTGAGCGTCCACTACGTCGCCCAGCGGAAGCGGTGTGGTCCCCATTCCCCAGCGATAGAGCGTGTATTCCGGTAGCGTCAGGCTGCTGTTGCCGGCCACCCCCTGCGTCCGAATGGTAACGCTGTCGAGCGTGCCGCCGTCGGGGAGGTCGAGCAACTCCACGAAGAAGTAGTGGGCGGACGTCGCGTCATCCGTTTTGATCGCGGGCCCGTCCAGCGTCGTCTCCAGCCATGCGCGCGGAGAGTCCGGGGCAGTCCCGCCGTACGTCACGGAGGCGATGCGCCACTCGCACCGCGGCACGGTACGGCTGGTGACCAGCGGCCAATTGCCAGACTGCCACGTTGCGTTGCCGTAAATGTCGACGTCCGCTCCGGAGAGGACCTGGAGCAGGCTACCGGTCCGGAAGATCTGCGTCGAGGACACCCGCATGTCGAGCAGCGAGTTGTCCAGGAATCGGACCTGGCCGTTCATCAGCCAGAGCGACGCCGCGTCCTGGTCGAGAGCGCCGTCGATGTCGGTCGGGCCCGTGACGTTGAGCCCGGCGCCGCCGATGATGATCGGGTTCGTCGGCGCGTGCGTGCTGCCGTCGGTCGCGTTGATCAGCTTCGGCCAGCGCGAGTCGATCTCCGCCATCTCGGTGGAGAGCAGCACGCTGTTGCCGGCCCAGACGCCGCCGACGCGAACCGTTACGAAGTTGGCCATTAGAGTGTGATCGCTTCGAAGGGTGTCTGGTCCATTAGGGATTCATCCAGAATGAACGGCCCGGTCTCGCCAGGGTCCGACTCGCCGGCGATGTCCCAGGTGCTCACGCCACGAGCGATTCGGCGCATCAGGTCGTGGACCTTCCGGCGCTTCTCAGCGTCGGACGCTGCCGCTGCGGTGAGCACGATGAGCGAGTGACGTTTGGTGCTCATCCACATCGGGTATGGCGCGGTGATCGCCAGCGTTTCAGGCGGGTGCGGCTGCTCGAAGGTGGCGGCGAGGAAGTGGTCGCCGTCGACCGTCGCGATCGCTGTGACCGTCACGCGCTCCTCGGTGGCCGTGCCTGGTCCGACAACGAGGACGTCGCCCTCGGCGGCCAGGAGCGCTGTATCCTCCGCTTCGGTCCTCGTCTCCAGGTACTGCACCTGTTGCGGTGCCCCGAGCCCGGTGGAGATAGCGTCGGTGATCACGAGGCGCTTCCGGACTACCTCGGGCGCCTGGAGGTTCATCGGCGAGTCGCCGATGTTGTCCGGGTAGAGGACCATCTCGTCGGTGGGTGTGGGCCTGTACGCCACGAAGTCCTCTCCGAGGAGCTCAGAGAGAGTGCGCTCGACGTTGCTCTGCGCTGCCCCGCCTGGCAGGAGCATCCGCGCGGAGAGCTCCGCGGTCCGCTCGGCCGTCGAGTCGTCGGCGCGCGGGACGAGCCCGTGCTCGCGCTCGAGGATGTCGAACAGGTCGGTGGCGCGCTTCGGGAACTGCTGATTGCCGGCGCGCTCGAGCGCGTACTGCCCGCGGGCGAGCCCCATCGCCTGCGCGTAGAGCTTCGCCTCGTGCGGCCCGCCAGCGGCGTACGCGTCGCCCTGCGAGCGCACGAGGGCATCGAAGATGGTTTCCGCGTGCGACGGGGCGCTCGACAGCGACAGCATGCCAAGCGGCGTGAAGCGGGAAAGGAGCGGCATCAGCGGCGCGTAACGGTGAAGTGCAGGTTGAGCGCCCCGGAGGCGTTGTAGGTGCGCACCCGGACCCCGTTGGTGACCGACACGGCGGTGCCGCCGACGAGCGCACCGGTGTCCTGGTTGATCGTCAGCTCTGGCCGCGTCAGCTCTGGAGGGAGTGTGTCCGCCGGCCAGGTGATCGTGGTGTCACCCGTGCCGTTATCGGTCACGGTGAAGTCGCCGATCTCGAGGTCGCCCCGCGGGCACGCGAACGCGACGACCGCCGGCGCGCCGGCGGTGATCTCGACCGAGAGGATCAGCGACGGCACGACCTGGCCCATCGCGGCGATCTGTTTCGCCCACTGGTTCAGCTGGTTCGCATAGGGGTGCTTTGACCGGTTCGGCGGACGCTTGGTGTCGTCCTCGAGCTTTGCCCCGCCGACGTCGGCGAGCGACGGGCGACGCGGCCCGCCATCCCCGGCCGCAAGCTCCCAGGACAGCTCTGCAAGTGCTTCGCTCATGGTCTCACTGCTTCAAGATGGCGAGGTCGCCCAGCGTGAGCAGGTACGACTCGACGCCTGGGGTTCCCACGGTGGTGGAGTACGGCACGCTCGGCTCGGACAGCACGACGTCGGCCACGGCGCTCAGGCCGAAGATCGGCGCGACGAGTCGGTTCGTCACCTGGCTCGGCCACTCCCCCGGGCTCTCAGGCTGCCGCTTCTGTCGGCGCCCGGCATCGTAGAACGTCGAGACCTGCTCCCCCGGGCCGAGGCTGTCGAAATGCGTGATCACCGACGGCCCCACCGTGTTGAGCGAGTCGCTCCACGGCGACGCCAGCTGCTCCGCGACGGGCGTGTAGCTCGTGTCGCTCGCGTTGTTGGTCGTGTCGCAGGTGATCGCCCATCGCGTCTCCCCGCTCACGAGCGACGTGGATACGCTCAGGATCCGCTTCCGAACGAAGCGCCCGGTGGGCTGGTTGAAGAACGCGATCGTCTGCCCGACGGCCGGGTTCGGCGGCGACGACGCGGTCGTGTAGAGCGTGAAGCTCGTCGCCGTCGGCGTCGGGCTCGACTTCACACGCACCGTTGGCGTGACGTACGTCGGCCATGGCGCCACATCGACGAAGCCGGCGGCGCCTCCGGACCAGCGGACGCGGAGCACCACGGTGACCTCTTGCTCGAGGAGCTCGCAGAGGAAGATCCCGTCGTCGCCAGGGAACTGCGTCTTGAGGTTCGCCTCGACGAGCGCGAGCTGCGCGGCGTTCGGGATGCGTGTCGCGCCTGGGCGCGCTGGCCGCAGCGTGAACATGATCCCGGTCGTACCGGGCCCACGGATCGCCGGGACCGTGAAGACCTGCTGGATGCCGATGCCCGGCATCTTCCTGACGGCCGCGACGTACTCGGCGTCGTTGCCGCTCGCCGGCGGGTTCGCTCGCCGCCGCCGGAGCTCCTCGCGGTACTCCTCCTCGGTCTGCCGTCCACGGCCGCCGGTGAGCCCGGAGCCGTCGGACGCTTCGAACACCTCGGCCGTCGGGTAGATACCGACGGGAGGGTTTGGCCACTCCATCACCTCGCCTGGGTCCAGGTTCGTCTCCGGCCCGGTGTCGATGCCGATGATCGGCACGATGCCCCCGTCGACGTAGGTGTCGGCGACGGCGCACTTGAAGCGGAGACGCGACGCCTTGTGGCGGATCTCGACTCCCTCGTCGATGTAGCCGCCCCCGGCGGACGTGCGGATCTCGACGAAACCGCTCGCCCCGGTGGCCTCCCCCCACTCGACCCCGATCGCCTCGCCGCGCGCCTCGAGCCACTCGCCGGCGCTGTTCTGGTCCGTCGTGCCGTTCGCGATGACCTGCGCGTTGTGGTCAACGACGACGAGTTGGTCAGCGAGCGTCGCCGCGTCGTTGTACGGCTGCGTGCCCGGCCCAGTCTCCGCGTTCGGGTCGATGAGGCGGTAGTCCCGCAGGTACTTCTGCAGGTGCTCCTCACGCGTGTACAGGAGTAGTTCGCCGGGGAGTGCGTCGGTTGCCATCAGGCCTTCAGCTCGACCTTGCGCGGCTGCGTTTCATCGATCAGCAGCAGGTTCTTGTAGGCGACGGTGACGAGCAGCCGCCCGCGCGACGGGGTGGTCGCCTCCACCTTGACGAGCTCGATCTCGCGCGCGTCGATCATGGGCTGTACCGCGAGCCGCACGGCGTCTTCTGCCCCCGCCTGGAGCCGCGCCGCGCTGCCGCGCCGAAGGCTCCGGAGCCGCGAGCCGAGCGTGGGCACCGAGGAGACGTCGCGCTCCTGGATGACGAGCGCGAGCGCGACCTTCTGGTCGACCCAGTGGATCGTCTTGTACTGCCCGTCTGGGCCGACGACGTAGTCGCGCGCGGCGCCGTCGTACAGGATGGCGCCCGGAGGCCTCCCCTTCGCCGCTGGTCCCGCGGCAGGCACCACATCGTGGCCAGCGTTGCCGGCGCCGGCCGGGTCGTCTCCAGCGCCCATCAGGCGGCCCGCGTGGTGGTGGTGGTGATGTTGCTCGGCGGGGTCACCGTGATCGACCCACCTGGCGCCGTGGCGAGCTTCGGGATGAGCTCCGAGGTGATCCAGGTCAGGAGGTCCTGGTTGATCAGCGCCTTCGCGCCGGCGCCGCCGATCTCCGTGCCCGAAGCCTCTACCTTCACCGTCGTGCCGCCGACCTTCAGCGTCCACGCCCCGGTGTCTCCGTCGAACAGCGCATAGGCCACGTCGCCGCCCGTGTCCGCGTACTGCATCGAGCCGCCCAGCTTCACCTCGGGGAGCCGGCCGGCGGCGCGCGGGTCGTTCAGCAGGATGGCGTGTCCCTGGTTGCCCTCCAGCCCGTAGAGCGTGGTCGGACCGAGCTTCGGCGCGCCGCTGGGGTCCACTTCGGGGTCGCGCTGACGCCCGAGGAACCCGACCGGGTGGTACGCCTCGAACGGCTGCGAGCCGGCTTTCGCGAAGCCAGCGATCTGGACGCGATAGAACCCGTCGGCATCGCGCGTCGTGTACGCGCTCATGCCGACGTCCCACGCGATGTAGTTGCCGCTCACTCGCTCTCTCCTCCGAACACGAGGTCCTCAGGGCGCATCAGCGTGATCGTGGTGTCCGTCTGCGGGCCGCGCGAGAAGTCGACCGACTCGACCCAGAACGTGCCCTGCACGCCGAGGTCGTAGTCGTCCACCTCGACGACCGTGTCGACGGCCCAGACGACGCGTTCTCGGCCGCCAAGCCGCTGCGTGGTGTGCCCCGCGAGCGTGTAGCTCAGAGACCAGCTTGCGCGCCTGGACTCGACGATCTTGCGGCGCGCGACGGCGTCCGCCTGCCCAGGCGTTGCCGACTTCGGATCGCGGATGACGAGCGGGCGGTCGATGCCCCACCCTACCATCTCCGTGTCGTCATATTTGCCGACATGGTTCTGCCGGCCGTCCTTGCCCCCGCCGCCTCGGCTGTGGATCACGCACCGCGAGAACCGATTCGATGAGCCGTTGCGGTACCGGAACGACTTGACGTTCCCGGCGCGCTGCGATTCGCCGCGTCCACGAACGATGCGCGCCACGGGCCGCTGTGAGGCGTTCGGCGCGGTGACGATGATCTCGCCCTTTGCGCCAGCGAGCATGAAGAGCCCCGCGCGGTCGAACTGGTCGCGCAGGAACTTGAACCACGACTCGCCCGCCTTGGCGCGAAATGGCCTCTCCTCCGACGCTGTCGTCTTCAGGTTCGCGGAGTCGACCGGGAGGTCCGACTGGATGACCTGGCCACCGACCTGGATGGTCCGGTTCTGCTGGTTCGTGTAGAGGACCTGGGTCCCTGGCCCGATCGCCTCGGCGACGATGTCGCGGGTCAGCTCGGCGAAGGTGCCGCTCGTGTAGGAGCGATCCGCCTCGATGCGCGCATCCACGAGCGCCGCGAGGACGTCGCGCCCGGAGAGCGTCACCGAGGAGCCCCCCGACGCGTCCCCGCTCGCCTCCTGGTCGTCGAGCCTTCCAGTCTGCTGGAGGACGTTGCCGATGGAGAGCGTGTACGGAGTGCCCGGCGGGAAGCGCCGCAGCAGCTCCCGGACGGTGCCAGCGTGCCCGATGCGCAGCGACCACGTGGACGGCTGCGTGAGGAAGCTCTGCCGGACCGTGTAGCTCTCGACGACGATCGCCTCGGCGCCTCCGAGGGTGATGCGCACGCGGTCGTCGATCGCGCCGGTCGAGTCTCGCTCGAACGTCGCCATCAGGCCGCGGCCTTGGGCTCGGGTCTGTACATCCTGAGCGCGGACTCGCGCGGGATGTTGAACGGGTCGCGAATGGCGTTCAGGCGCAGGATCTCGAGCGCCTTGGACTGGTCGCCGTACACCGCCCGCGAGACGTCGTGCACGCTCATCCGGTCGAGCGGCGTGATGTAGAGGATCATGCGCGCGCGCTTCCGCTCGAGGTCGCGCCGCCGATCGTCGGCAGCCGCCCACGCTGCGAGCGTCGCCTGCCGGAGGCGAGCGTTGCGCGCGTCCTGCATGGGGGCTCGGCTCGCGACCTCCTTCGACAGCGAGAGGATGCGCTGGATCTTCGTGTCGATCAGCGTGTTGTAGAAGTCGCGCTGGTCGTCGATGGCGAGCAGCGCGTTGAAGGCGTCGTCCAGCGCGCCGAGCAGGTCGAGCACGCCCTGCTTCTGTGCATCGGGCGGCGGGACGTTGGGGGCGAGCAGCGGGTCCGCTGGCGGCGCCTCAAGGATGACCTGCCCGGGCGGCGTCTGCCGGTAGCGATCGGCCATGTACGCGAGGCGCTGCTGCGCCTGGGGAAGCGCCTCGCCACCGCCGATATCGAGGAGCCCGTTCAAAAAGTAGGTGTCGACGTACTCACGGAACGTGAACTCGACGGTCACGCCGCTGCGCTGCCGAATGTTCATCGTCTCGGGCCAGCTCACGGCGTAGGCCGTCAGCGTGCCGAGAGTGGGCACCACGAGTTCTTCCGTTCTCCCGGCCTCGCAGATGCTCCGGATGCGGTTCCAACGGCGCGGGTAGAGGTCGAGCGGCCACCCGAGAAGGGTGTTGTGGAACTTCGCGCGCATCCGGAATGTGTAGAGCTTCCGGCCGAGGAGCTCGGGCGCCCCGCCGGGCGCATGCGGGTACTCGTGCACGTAGTCGCGGAGCCCGCCGTCGATGCTCACCTCCTCGACGGGGAACTCGAGCCCCGCGAACGAGGCTCGCTTGAGGTGGTCGAAGGCAGCCATTAGAGCGGGTCTCCGCTCATGCCAATGCGCGGCCCGCTACCCGTCGGAGCCTGTCCGGCGCTGGTGTTGCTCGCGATCGTGGACAGGAGTGCGTTTTGCTCCTGCATCACCTGAAGCATGCTCTTCATCTCGGGCGGTGCTGGCGCTTCCCGGGTCTTGTCGACGATCTTCTCGATCCCCATCTGGAGGTCAGTGACCCATCCGGGCGTCGCCCCTGGCTCCATGGACATGTTGCTCATCCCCACGGACGCCGTCGCCTCTGGCGACGACTGCGCCTGGCCGGTGCGGGCGAGGAGGCGCATGGAGAGCTCGTCCGAGATCGCGAACGACCCGCCCTTCGTGCCCCCCTGGCCTTTCCGCGCCATGTCCTCGAGTTTGTCAGCCTCGTCCGATGTCGAGGCGAACATCCGGAGGTCGCCTTGGTACAGCCCCGCGTTCGCAGGCATGTCGACGCCGTGCATCCGGAGAGCGTCGTTGATCTTCTGGCGGGGAGAGTCGAGGATGGCCGCGGCCGTCTTCGCGGTTCCGGCGCGCTCCTCGCGCGCTCGCTCCCACATCTGGTGTCCCTCGTAGAGCGAAGCGCCGAGGCCCACGGCGAGCCCTCCGCCGATGACGCCTGCGCCAGCGGCGGTGAGCCCGCCCGCCGCGGTCACGCCGAACGCCTGCCCCGCGCCCGCGCCGAGCACCGATCCGCCCGCGCCGATGACCCCTGGCAGCCCTCCTGTGACTCCTCCGCCGGCGGCGCCTCGAATCGCTGCCTCGATCGCGGCCTGCACGCCTGCGCCGATTGCAGCCTTACCGATGCTAGCGACGATGACGGCGAGGATGGCCTCGCCCGGGTTCTCCACAGTCCACTGGAGCAGCTGAGCAAAGGACTCGGCCGCCTTCAGGATGTGCGGCGTGAGCTTCTCCAGTGCGGGGAGAAGGTCGCCGGCCATCTTCTGGCCGATCGTGTCGAGTTGGTTCTGGAACGCCTGCGCGCGCGCCTCGAGCGTGTTCTTGGAGAGCGCGGCGGCCTTGTCCACGTCCTCTTTCGTGAGGGTCTTCGAGTATTCCGCAAACATCTTGTCCACGGCCTCAAGCCCGCTACCCTTCTTCTTCGCCTCCGCCTCGCCGTAGGTCGCAGAAACGCCCTTGATGACGCGCTTCGAGACGTCGTTCTGGAAGTATTTCGCGAGCTCGGCCAGGTTGCCGCCGCTCTTCTTGAGGTAGTCCTTGATGATCTCCTTCGGGTCGCGGAGCTTCGTCTTGCCCTCATCGGCGAAGATGTCCAGCCCGAGCCCCTTGAACCGCTTCAGCGCGGCCTTCTTCGTCAGGTCGCGAGAGAATGACTGCGCGCTGTTCGTCGCCTCTGCCGCGCTGGTGGCGCCACCCTTGCGGGCGATCTGAGCCAGCGCACCGAGGCGGCCGATGTTCTCGTCGATCGTTCCCTGGTACATGAACGCGCCGGCTGAGAGCCGGCCTCCGTACTGTGCCAAGTCGCGCACCTCGACGTTGCCCATCGCGCCTTGCTTCGCGATGAGCCGCGCGATCGCGGCGACACGCGCTGCCTTGTCCTCCGACTCGGGCAGCGACATGGAGATCTCGCCGGCCATGCTGGCCATCTCCTTGAAGTCGGAGGCGGTCGCGCGAGCGGTGTTCGCCAGGTCCTCCAGGACAGCCTGTCCCGTCTTCAGATCACCTGTCTTCGACAGGAAGTCTTGCAGGCCGGCGGCGACGTTGCCGTAATCGAGTCGCGCGGCGTCGCCGGTCGCCATGACGGTCTTTTGGACCGCGGCGGCCTCCTCGGCGGTCGCGCTCCGTCCCTGCGCAGCGGCGGCGCTGTTCGCGATGTCGACGGAGGTCTTTTGCAACGAAACGGCGCGTTGGATCGAGCCGCCGATGTTGAAGTCCACCCCGGCGCCGCGCGCGACGTCCTTCGCGAGGTCAGCTGCCGCGCGGGTCGCCCTGCCGATGTTCTGGACCGTGCCGCGCCCGACGCGCACCGCGTAGCGATCCACCGTGTCGATCGCACGGGTGTACTCCCGCGTGAAGCGGCGAGCGCCTTCCTGTGGAGCTCCTCCGGCCCGGTTCAGCGCCGCGACGAGCCGCTTGTCGACCGTCGCGCCCGCCTCCATCGCCGCCTTCGCGATGGCCGAGACCCCTCGCGCGCTGCGCTCTCCGGCCTCGCGCGACGCCCGCCCTGCCCCGCGGGCGGCCCTGACCACTCCATCGAGCTCACGCTGCACGTCACGCGCGCCGCGCGCGACCCCCTTCGCGATGTTGGCCTTGTTGAGCTCCGCCTCGATCTGCTTCCGCGCCTGCTTGGCGCTCTCGACAACGGGGCGGAAGAGGTTCTGGACGCTCGCGTCGAGTGCAGCTCCGACCCTGATCCGGACCTCCACGTCAGCGCCTTACCTGCTCCTCATGGATCCGCGCGTACTCCGCGCGAAGCCCCATGAAGAGCGCGATTTGCGCCTTGGTGAGCTCGCAGACGGGGCGCCCGTAGTAGGACTGAAGGTCCGACGACATCCGCGCGGCGTAGGCCAAGAATGGGCACGGTCGATCCCCCGCGGCTTCCTCGGTCACCTTCGCGACGTACGGATCGCCGGCGGAGGCTCCAGACGGAGAGCAGCGCTCTTGCCAGGCGCGCTGCGCGGCCGCGAGGTTGCGCGTCTGCTCGCGATCGAGCCCCTCGCGGATCTCCTCGACGTCCGAGAAGAACGGGACGGGGTTATCCTCCGGCGACTCAGGGTCGAGGCAGCCCAGCAGGATCGTGTAGCGGTCCGCGACGAGGTCGTAGGCGGCTGCACCTGGGCGCGGGTCCTCGACGCCTTGCGCCTTGGCGTACGCCCGCGCGCAAGCATCGATCTCCTCGAGCTCCGTGTCGAGGAGCACCCGCACAGCCACGCTGACGCTCTCGCCGGAGGCGATGTCGAGAGCCACGATATGACGCGAGCGCGTGCCCTTGGCAATCTCCATGAAGCGAGCCATCAGGCGGATCCCGCCGGCGGCGCCGGAGCGCCCTCTGCCGAAGGCGCAGTGGCCTCGGCCTGGGCGTGCGCCAGGACGTAGCCCCCGAGCGCGCGCAGGACCGACCAGAGCAGCCCAGGGCTCAGCTCGAGGAAGGGGCGCGGGTCCGACGAGGTGGCGATCTCGGCGGCCTTCTGCAGCGCCTCGTAGGGCTTTAGCGATCGCGCCCGGCCGGAGTGCTGGTCTTGCCACCACTGCTGCGCGGCGAGCAGGTACGCGAGCCGATCCCGGTCCAGGCCGGTGCGGATCTCATCGACGCTCGAGAAGAACGGCACGGGCTCCTCGTCGGGGGAGTCCGGATCGCTGCACGCAAGCAGCAGGGTGTAGAGTGTGCGCCCCCGGTCGTAGATGGGGTCACCCTCGCGCGCGCTCTCCGCCTTGCGAGAGCGGGCGTACTCGACGGCAGCGGTGTCGATCGCGTCGTCGTCCGTGTTGAGCAGCGTCCGCACCGCAACGGGCACGACCGAGCCGTCCGGCATCGCAAGGTCGAACACGTGCCGAGGCGGCCGTTGCTTCGTCAGGTCCTTGAAACGGGCCATGGCTATTCGTCGTCCGAATTGAGATGCTCGGACGCTTCGTCGGCGTCCTCGCTAGCCAGCCGCGCTCGCGCCGCGCCGATGCGCTCAAGCAGGACCGTGAGCAGTCGTCGCGTCGCGCGCTCCTCCGGCGACGCCATGCCGGCAAACGGCGCGGCCCCCATGAGCACAGCAGCGAGGTCGAGCACTTCCTCGTCTGTGGCCGGCCTGTACGCCGGAGAGCTCTCCTGTTCGAAGACCTCGATCTCCTGCGCGAGCAGTTTCACGCCCTCTGTGGAGAGGGCCATCCGCACCACGTCTTCTGCGGCCCGGAACCATGTTTTGCGCTGGTCGTCCGGTTGACACGTTGACCGCGCGATTCGGTGACGCAAGAGGGCGTCGTTGAAGCAATCGACCGCCTCCTGTGACTCCCACCTGTCCCCGTATCGACCGAACGCGAAGCGCGCTGCCTCGTCGCGTGCGGCCTGCGTATCCTCGTCGGGCACGATCCGTAAGCCGATCTCCACGGGCTGCTCCGGACGCTCGGCCCACTCCCAGGAGAAGGCCTCAGGCGGTACTTTGATGACCTTGGGCGCGCGGAAGCGCGCCTCGTCGGTCTGTCGCGTGTCCGCGAACGTGCCCATCAGGCGAGTTCCGGATCGCCGCCCATCGCGGTGAAGGCGCCCTTCACCACTCCGGTCTTGGAGTCGAAGTTGTACGAGCGGCTCGCGATCCGCATCGTGATCATCTCGGCACCGCCGTCGATGATCACCGCGACCTGCACGTACTCCTTGTTCTTCATGATGCGCTTGAACGTCACCTCGTGACCGACGGCGGGCACGACGGTGTTGAATGTGAGGCGCGTCGTCCCGGCACCGTCGCTCGCGCCCATCCAACCCTCGGAGCCGAACTGGTCCTCGTCGCCGGAGTTGTGCTCGTACGTGCCGCTCTCGATCTCCGCGATCTTGCGGCTGTTGATGTAGACGCTGGCGTTCCGAAACGCCTTGGGCTCTGCCATGACCTACCTCACGCCGCCATCTGGCGCACGGAGACGCCGATCTGGTGCTGGCTGGGAGCGACGACGACCGGGCAGATCGACATGATCCGTTTGGCCGCGCTGTTGTACTCGCTGGTCGGGAGATTCGTGTCCACGTCGATGATCTGCGGCGGGCTCGCGCTCTCGAGTCCCTTGAGGTACTTCACCGTGCGCTGCGTCCACCGCTTCGGTGTGGCGACGCCAGCGGGCCGCTCCTTGCCGTCGGGCAGGTCGTCGGCTACGCGCGGGTTGTTCGGCTTGAACTCGCTGATCCAGATGAGCCGCAGCCCGTCGCGCACGTAGTCGGGGACCACGGCCTCGCTCGTGTCGAGCGTGCTGTAGTCCGGCGTCGTGCCGCGCAGGCACCGCGTGGTGATCGAGCGGCAGACCACGACACGACCGTCGCCAGTGGTGAGTAGCGGCGTGACGCCGTTGTCGAGACAGGAGCTCTGCGTCGACATGTTGGCCCAGTCGGCAACGGACGCCTGCGGCGCCATGCCGAGGAGCTGCACGTCGTCGTAAGAAGCGCCGGGGTCGTCGCCCTCGGTCGCGGCCCTGAGCGCAGCCATCGCCGCCGCGAGCTCGCTCGGGTGCGACTCGCTGTTGAGCAGCCAGAGGTTCTGGAAGCGCGGGTCGTTGAGGGTGCTCGTGCTGAGCGACGCGGCCGCAGACTGCGTGCCGTTCGTGGCAACGACCGCGTGCTCCATGCGCCCCTCGGTCGGACCCGCCTTCGCGTTGATGTGCGTGCGCCAGCGGCCGAGGTTCGTCGCGTCGTTCTGCCCGATCGCGACACGCTGGTACCAGCCGGAGTAGATGGCGTTGAGCAGCGTGGTGACGTCCGCGGTGCCCGTGCCGCCGGTGAACTTCACGCCGCCGCCGGTGACCGACGCGCCGCCAGCCAGTGCGACCGTGACCCCGGCCGCAAGCAGCCGCTCGTCCTTGTGGAGGATGTACTGGTTGCCCTCGACGCCGGCGGATTTGACCTCGAGCGTCACCTCGCCCGCGTCGTTGACGGCGGTGACAGGCAGCCACGGTTTCGCCGCGAACGCGGTCACGGTCGCATCACCCATCTCGGTCGCGGTGTCGCCGCTCGCGATGGTGACGGAGATCGTCTCGCCGCCCACGCGGAAGAACACCTCTCCGGAACTCGACGCCGGGCCAGTGAACGTGATCGTGGCGCTCGCGCCGACGGCAGCGTTCGCGCGCGCTGGAGCCGCGAGCCAGATCCGCACGTTGGGGATCCGGCTGGCGGCCGCGAACATCCGCGCGAGTTGGCTGCCCGCGCCGGCGTATTCGTCCGCCTCGTCCTGGTCGAACGCCTGCACGGGGCTGCCGTTCTCGGTC